CTTAGGAAAAAACTTCAGTCAATACACTGGTGCAATTTCAACTATAATTGTTGTTATTCCTCGCTAACTATTTCAAATATCAACTCAATACACTTGTGGCTAGTCTTGCACACAACTGCGAACATTCAGCGAATTGTGTGTGCAGTACTATGCACAGGTGTTTCAAAATGTTCTACAAATGTCCACAAATAATACAGATAATAACCAGTTCAAGGAACTGTTGGAAAACCTTGTAAAAATAGGAGTAGGCGGAAAGTTTAAAGACAGAGAAGACTACGTAAAACTAATTCAAAAAGAATTAGAGTTTGAAGAACGTATGATAAGAGGTGGAATTGATAGATATAATAAATCTATTAATGATGCCAAAGCTAAAGGCCAAGAAAGCACTACCAAGTATGGTTTAACCTATACCCAAAAGTACGTTCTTGCTCTTGCAGAGATGCTTAATAATGATGTTACAACCTGTATGGCAGGTTCGGCAGGGGTAACTCAAACTTCATTAAAATTAATATGTCAGTGTTTGTCTATTAGGTCTTTTAATGAAGAAGGTATCTTTCAATCTAAAAAAGATAATTGGTTAGTTGTTAGTTATATCAGTCTTAAGCACGTACTAGATGGTATCTCAAAAGCTGTAACAGTTAATGAACTGGCAATGGCAATTAGTAATGCACTAATGCAAGAAGCTAGACTTACTAAATTCAAAGATACTCAACCTGAAAAATACGAACAGATATGTCGTAAGTTAAATTCAGAAGGGCAAAGTATGAAGAAGAATAAATACAGGCACAAGCAAAAGGTCTGGGTTTATTTTATGAATAAAAACAAACTTGAATTTGATGATTGGGCTTCAGCAGACAAGATACATTTAGGGGTTAAAATCATAGGTTATTTTGAGACTTTAGGTCTTATAACCCACGAGAATAGAAGAACCGCTAGGCATAGAACTACTACTTTTGTAGTGGCCACAGACAAACTTCTTGAGGAGATTAAAAATTATAATATCCGCAACGAAGCATTACACCCAACTTTCTTACCAATGTTAATGCCACCAATGGATTGGACTAGTCCTTTTTCAGGTGGGTATTACGGAAGAAAATATAATCAAACAAACAAAGCAGAGGACATAGCAAATGCACTACAACATCGTAAAGAGTACAAATAGAAGATATTTAGAAGAACTTAAAAACAGATTTGGTGATATGCCAGATGTTGTTAATTCAATAAATATTTTACAAAAAACTGAATGGGTAATTAACAAAGAAGTCCAAATAGTTTTTAATAAATGCGTAGACTTAGGATTGCAATTTGGAAAACTTCCAATCAATCCTAATGAAATAGAACTTCCACCTAAACCCATAGACATTGCAACTAACAAAGAAGCATTAATTAAATGGAAACGAATGGCTTCCAAAGTTTATGAAAGACGAGCTAAAAATAAATCAAAACATATTCAAGTCTTAATGATTAAAGCGGAAGCTGAATTGTTATGTGGATTTGATGGTTTTTATAATGCTCTACAATTTTGTAAGCGAGGAAGAATTTATCCAAAACCTGCAATGCTAAATATGCAATCTGCTGATTATGCAAAAGGATTATTAAAATTCAAATACGGAAAACGTATGGGAGATAATGATAGTTATGGTTACTTTGCAATCGCAGGAGCTAACTTGTTTGGTGAAGTAGACAAAGGAACTATTCAAGATAGAGTTCAATGGATTGAAAAGCACGAACAAAAAATTCTATCTGTAGCTAAAACACCTTTTGATGATAAGTGGTGGCATCAAGCTGATAAACCATTTCAATTCCTAGCTTGGTGTATGGAATATAAAAACTTTGCTGAAACAGATTATGATGCAAGTTTTATAACTACATTACCTATACAGGCGGATTGTTCTAATTCAGGACTACAACATTATTCAGCAATGATGAGAGATGAAGTTGGCGGTAAAGCTACTAATCTTATTGATGATGAAAAACCAAATGATGTTTATGCCATAGTAGCCCAACGTGTAATTGAAAAGTTAAAATTAAGAACAGACGAACTTTCAAAAAAATGGTTGGCTTATGGAATAGATAGAAAAATTTGTAAGAAGCCAGTGATGTGCTTACCTTATAGTTTAACTAGATACAGTTGCAGAATGTATTTAGCAGAACACGTTAATCAACAATTAAATGAAAGAAATATTTCTCACAATTTTGGTGACGATTTATTTGAAGCTACTAGATATTTAACTCCTATAGTTTGGGAAAGTATCTATGAAACAATACAAGGTGCTAGAGATATTATGAAATTTTTAAAAACAGTTTCATCTTTAGTATCTTCAGAAAACTTACCAATCAACTGGACAACTCCTTTAAACTTTCCTGTTCAAATGGCTTGTTATTCTATGCAAAGTAAAAGAGTAAAAACTAAAATGGGAGAGAGTATATTAATGCTTTCTTACCAGCAGGAAACGCAAAAGATTGATAAACGCAAGACTTCTCAAAGTATTTGTGCAAACTTTATTCACTCTTTAGATGCTAGTGTTTTACAATTAGCAGTAGTTAAAGCCCATCAGGCAGGGATAGATAACTTCTCTGTTATCCACGATAGTTTTGGTGTGGTTGCTCCTGATACTCAAATTATGGCCAAAGCTATAAGAGACAGCTTTTGTGAAATATATTCTAAAGATGTCTTAAAGAATTGGGCAGATGAAATGTTTGCAATGCTGTCTGCCAAAAACCAAAGAAAATTCCCAACTATACCTTCTAAAGGAAATCTAGATTTAGAAGCAGTTAAGAACTCAAAGTTCTTTTGTATATAAACTGTAAGCAATACACAGGTGGATTGATTGGTTGCACTTATAGATAACAACAAACAATCAAAGGAGTAAAAAATGATTGAAGCAAAAACAATGGTAACACCTATTGGAGAAGCTGTTTATCCTAGACTACTTAAACCTGATACAAAGTTTAATGAAGCTGGGGAATACAAGGTTACCTTAAAAATAAAAAAACAAGACGCAGTTACAATTTTATCTGATTTAGATAAATATTTAAATGACAGTCTAGCCACGTTTGAAAAGGAAGCTAAAGGTAAGAAATTAAAATTAGCTCCAAAACCTTATTCAGTAGAAGGTGATTTCTTTCTTGTTAAAATGAAGATGAAAGCAAGTGGCATAAATAAAAAAACTAAACAACTATTTACACAAAGACCAATAGTTGTTGATGCAAAGAAAAACCCAGTTCCATTAGATACTTACATTGATAGTGGTTCAAAATGTAAATGTGTTTTTGATGCAATTCCTTACAACAGTCCAATGACTGGAGCTGGAATTACATTAAGACTTAAAATGGTTCAAGTAATTGAGTTGGTAACAAGAGCAAAAGTAGACCACCTTTTAAAAGAAGAAGATGGTTACGTTACTGAAAAAGTTGAAACAATCACAAATGAAATACCCCAAGTTCAAACGAGTGCAGATTTCTAAGTCTGTTACACTTAAATCTGGTTTAGAGGAAGTAATCTACAACTACTTAACAAATAAAAAAGTTAAATTTATTTATGAAGGTTTTAAGATTACTTACTCTATGCCTGAACAAAAGAAAACTTATTCAGTAGATTTTCCTTGCAGTAATCTTTTGATAGAAACTAAAGGAGCATTTAATTCAGCAGATAGAAAAAAACATAAATTAATAAAACTACAAAATCCTAATTTAGATTTAAGATTTATATTTTCTAATTCCAAAACAAAGATTGGAAAGAAATCAAAAACAACTTATGGCAAATGGTGTGAACTATTTGGTTTTAAATATCACTGTATTGCTACAACAAAAAAATCATTCCCAGAGGAATGGTTAAGCGAGATTAAGGAAACAAACGATGCCAAGAAGTAAAACTAATTTTATAGTAATTCACTGTTCACTATCAAAACCATCAATGAATGTTGATGCCAAAGTAATTGATAGATGGCACAGAGAAAGAAGTTGGTTAAAGATTGGTTATGCTAGAGTTATTAAAAGAGATGGAACAATAGAACAGGGCAGACAAGATGATGAACACCAAGCTCACGCAGTAGAAATAAATGACGTAAGTACTAGTGTTTGTTTAGTTGGTGGCTTGTCGGAAGATAATCAAAACGAAGATAACTTTACTTCTGAACAATGGGAAAGTTTACATAAATTATTATCAGAATGGGTTTTAAAATATCCTGATGCAAGAATAATAGGCCACTACCACGTTAATCCAGCGAAGACTTGTCCAAACTTTGACGTAGATAAATATTTACAGCAAGAAGATATACCAAATTACAAATGGTCTTTCGGTACTGTTGATGAAAATGAAATAGAAGAACACAAGAAAGCAGATGCTTTATAATGAAGAAAGTAAATTTCTTTATCACGCACCTTGTCCTGATTGTGGTTCAAAAGATAACCTAGCAGTTTACACCGACAACCATACTTACTGCTTTGGTTGCAAAGCTACAAAATATTCTAATACGCAAGAACAAATTCAACAAGAAGCAATTCAAGAAAAGGCAACTGATATGATTGACGGAACAATACAAGCATTACCTAAAAGAAAAATTAATCAAGAAACTTGTAAGGTATTTAATTATGAACAAGGTTTCTATAATGGACAACCAGTTCAAATAGCAAATTACTATAATAAGAATTATCAAAAAGTTGCACAGCATTTAAGATTTCAAGATAAATCTTTTATTTGGTTAGGTGATTTAAATTCAGCTTTACTATTTGGTCAGCAAAACTGGAAAGATGGTGGCAGAATGATTGTCATTACAGAAGGTGAGATAGATGCAATGTCTGTTTCTCAATTAAACAATAATAAATATCCTGTTGTGTCTGTACCTTCAGGAGCTTCGTCAGCAAAAAAATATATTAAAAAAGAATTAGAATGGTTATCAAAATTTGAAAGCATTATTTTAATGTTTGATAATGATGAAGCTGGGGTTCAAGCAAGTATTGAATGTGCTACAGTATTACCAGTTAAAAAAGTTAAGATAGCAAAACTTCCTGCAAAAGATGCGAATGAATTATTACAAGAAGACAAAGGTGATAAAATTATAGATGCAATATGGGGAGCTAAAACTTATACACCACAAGGAATTATTTTAGGAGCAGATACAAAAGATTTACTTCTTAATGATGATGAAGTTGAAAGTATTCCTTATCTTTGGAATGGCTTAAATGAAAAATTATTAGGAATAAGATTTGGTGAACTTGTACTATTAACTGCTGGTTCAGGCACAGGTAAATCTCAAGTATGTAGAGAAATTGCTTATGATGTAATTCAAAAAGGATTTAAGGTTGGTTACATTGCTTTAGAAGAAAGTGTTAAGAGAAGTGTAAGAGGTATTGTTTCTATTCCAGTTAATGCTCCCATACATAACCCACTAGTTAAGAAAACAATATCTAATGAAACTATAATTAATTCTTGGGAAAAAATAAAAGATAAGATTTGTTTCTACGACCACTTTGGTTCTAGCGACAGTGAAGATTTAACAGGCCGTATTCGTTATATGGTTCAGGGTCTAGACTGCAAAGTTATATTCCTAGACCATATTTCAATAGTTATTTCAGGTTTAGAAGAAGGCGATGAAAGACGTTTAATAGACAATACTATGACTAAACTCCGAAGTTTAGTTGAAGAACTTAAATGTGCAATGTTTGTGGTTAGCCATTTAAAAAGACCTGACAGTAAAACAGGACACGAAGAAGGCCACACTACTTCTCTTAATCAATTAAGAGGTTCTCATTCATTAGCTCAATTATCAGATGCAGTAATTGGTTTTGAAAGAAATCAGCAATCTGAAAATGAAAGTAATCTTATGAATGTGAGAGTTTTAAAAAATAGATTTTCTGGTGACACAGGAATTGCAACAACTTTAATTTACAACAAACAATCAGGAAGATTAACGGAAGGACAATTTGAATGAACCATAAAACTTTAGAGAAATTTATTCTCACTTATTTAATTGAGAGAGACGAATATCTTAAGCTATCTACAAGACAACAACAGATAGTTTATGAAACTTGTAAAACAATTATGACTGCAATTTATAACTCAATCAAATTTGAAAATGTATTTCCAGTTATAATGTGCGGAGATGTTGAAGCTCAAAAAATAATTAATAAAGCTCTTAAAAATATTTCAACATTTCTTCCTTCAACGGAAAAAATAACAATAGCGGTAATACACTAATGGATAATTTTATTTTAAAAAGTTTTAGAGACCAAGTTCAAAGAGATATTGATAGGCATATAAAAATAAGAAATTATATTGCATTTTTTATTTTCTTAATTGCATTAATATCTTTTGTTTATATTGTTACTAAAGAATTTTCTTTGGCTAAATATTTTTTTTCATAAAAACTAGCCACCAAACATATACACTTAACTTACAACCTAATCAGTCCTGCACTGATGCAATAGAACAATTCACAAAAAATAAATTAACCTACAACAATGAGAGAATTATTCTCACTGGTTGTTACAAAATAAATTAATATGAAACTAATCGTTGATGTAGAAACTAATGGCTTTGTTGATAAGCTAAATAAAATTCATTGTATTGTTTGCAAGGATATAAATACTGAAAAAGTTTATTCATATAATCCTAAAAATATAAATGAAGGTTTAGAATTATTAAAGAAAGCAGATACTTTAATTGGTCACAATGTTTTAAAATTTGATTTACCTGCTTTAGAAAAAGTTTATGGATTTAAATTTAATGGACATATTATTGATACACTACTTCTTGCAAGATTAATTTGGACAAACAGAATTGAAGAAGATTGTAAGGCAAATAATGTGCCACCTAAATTAGTAGGTAAACATTCTCTTGAGAGTTATGGTTTTAGACTTGGTTTATTAAAAGGTGATTTTAAAGATAAAGAACAGTTTGAAGTTTGGTCTCAAGAAATGCAGACTTATTGTGAGAGAGATGTAGAGATAACTTACAAACTTTATAAGTTAATAGAGAACGTAAATTATTCAAAAGAAGCAATAGAACTAGAGCATAAGTTTGCTTATTGGATAAAAAAACAAGAAGAATATGGAGTTCTGATAGATGTGACTTCTCTTGAGAAGCTATATCAGTCCTTGCTAAAAAGAAGACTGGAGTTGGAGAAACACCTAGCTTCAGTCTTCCCAAACTGGGAAAGACTAGACAGTGTATTTAGACCTAAAAGAGATAACGCAAAGTTAGGTTATAAAAAAAATGTACCAATAAACAGATACATTACAGAAGTATTCAATCCTAATTCTAGAGAACATATAGCCAATAGACTTCAAGTTTTATTTGGTTGGAAACCTACACAATTCACAGCGACAGGTAAGCCAGAAATAAACGAAAAGATTTTATCACAGCTTAAATTTCCAATCGCTAAAGTTTTAGCAGAACATTTTTTAGTTCAAAAAAGAATTTCACAATTAGCTGAAGGAGACCAATCATTATTAAAATCAATATCTAACGGAAAAATTTATGGAAAAATTATTGAAAACGGAGCAGTCACAGGAAGATGCACCCATCACAGTCCAAACCTTGCACAAGTACCAAGCAAAGATAGTTTATATGGTACTGAATTTCGTCAGCTTTTTATTGCTCCTACCGATATGGTTATGTGTGGTATTGATTTTTCTGGTCTTGAGCTTCGTGTCCTTTCTCATTACTTATTTAATTTTGACGATGGTTCTTTTCAAAAAGAATTACTTGAAGCAGATATACATACCGCCAATCAAAAAATTCTCGGATTATCCACACGTTCTCAAGCTAAAACTTTTATATATGCTTACATATATGGTGCAGGAAATAAAAGAATTGCTGAAATTATTGGAACGTCTGACAACGAAGCAAGAGTAGTTAGAGAAAAATTTGAGGAAGCATTACCAGCTTTAAAACTTCTTAATCAATCAGCTAGAAATAAATTTAGAAGTACAGGTTATTTAAAAGGTTTAGATGGTAGAAAATTAATATGTAGAGCAGAATATTCTACATTAAATACTTTAATACAATCCGCAGGAGCTTTACTTGTTAAACAAGGAACAATTATTTTAAATGATAATTTAGTTCGTAATGGTTTTGTATGGGGTAAAGATTATGCGATGGTTCTGCATATTCACGATGAAATGCAGTTTTATGTTGTTAAAGAAAAAATAGAACAGTTTAAATCTATTGCTTCATTAACTTTTGAATTAACTCAAAAACATTTTAATTTTAGATGTCCACTGACTGGCGAAATTAAAGTAGGCAGTAATTGGTCTGAAACACACTAACAAGTTCGACTTGGACTTGGCTTTTGGCCAAAAGTATGAAAACGAATTTCAAAAAATAGTAGAAGGTACAGTTGAAGTTAAAGCAGACAGACTTTGGCAAAAAACTTCTAATGTATTTATTGAAATAGAAAGCAGACAGAAACCATCTGGCATTGCAGTAAGTACAGCTAGATATTGGGTTTTCTTTCTAGAAGTTGCAAAACGTAAAGACCAAATATTTGTTGGTATTCCATTAAATTTATTGAAGAAATTTGTAGTTGGTTATCCACTTAAAAGAGGTGGAGATAACTACACTTCAGTAGGCCACGTAGTTCCAGCGAAAGACCTCGTTGATTTTTACATTCAAATAAAACAATTCGGAGAAAAAAAATGACAAACAAATCCTTCTTTTACAAAAAGAACACACACGTCTCTGAACCTGAATGTAAATGTAAAGACATAATAGACAGAATGAATGAGGAAATTGAAAATTTAAAAACAATAATTAGAGCTAAAAATGATGAAGAAAAAAGAACTAGACAAGATTGAATTATATAAAAAATATAAAATAGTTTTTATTGACCCAACTGGAGATACAGGTTGGTGTGATGATAAAGAGTTTGAAAACTTTAATCCTGACCATTGTGTAATTGAAGGTTATGTTTTCTCTAAAAACAATAAATTTGTAAGAACCTTTGCATCTTATTCAGTAGATGAACATTTTAGAATTACCTCTTTTGGTGACAGAAATGTTTTACCAGCTAGTTGCATTGTTGAAATGATTTTAATTAATGGAGAAAAGAAATGAAAAATATGAATGAGTTTTATAATAATAAAAACAAAGTTATGTTGGTAGATGGAGATTTACTTGCTTATAAAATTTGTTCTTCTCAAGAAACACCTACAGATTGGGGTGATGATGTTTGGACATTACATTGTGATTTTAGAATAGTAAAACAATTATGGGTTCAATCTATTCAATTTTATTTAGAACATACAAAATCAAAAGATGCCTTAATTTGTTTTTCAGATAAAAATAATTTTAGGAAAGAATTAGATAGTTCTTATAAATCTTATAGAAAAGTAATTAGAAAACCTGTTTGTTATAATGAATTAAAGAAATGGATTACTAATAATTTTAAAACTCAAAGCTATCCTAATTTAGAAGGAGATGATGTTATTGGTTTATTAGCTACAGGAGAATACAAAGATAAAAGTGTTATAGTATCTGGTGACAAAGATATGAGAACAATTTCTGGTTGGCATTGCTTTATAATAGATGACAGTATTGAATATGTAGATGCTAACAAAGCTGATTATAATTTTTGCACTCAAGTATTAGTTGGAGACCAAGCTGATGGTTACAAAGGTTGTGTAGGTGTTGGAGCTGTAAAAGCATCTAGAGTTTTATTAGATAAGAAAAATATAGATGAATTATGGGAAGCAGTAATTAATGAATTTGTAAGAAATAAATATGTACCTGACGATGCTTACCATCAAGCAAGATTAGCAAGAATATTAAGAGCTGGTGAATACAACTTTAAAACAAACAAACCTAAACTTTTTAATTATAGATATGAAGACTTCACAAATTCTGCAACAAGCAGAAAAGCTAGTTAATGGCGATAGAGATAGAACTCACGGAGATAAATTAGTTAATCATAATAATATAGCTCTACTTTGGAGTGCTTATTTAGAGATGAAAATAACACCTAAAGACGTTGCAATCCTTATGGTTTTATTGAAATTAGCCAGAACAAAAGCAGGTGAACATAACATAGATGATTATGTAGATGCTTGTGGTTATTCGGCTATTGCAGGAGAGCTAAATGAATAAAAAACCTAATAGGTTGCACTTTAGGAGTAGCCAATGTCAGATAAATTAAAAACACCTATTATTAGAGAAGATTTAATAAAATATCTAAATTCTCTATTCCCAGACAAATGCCCAGATTTAAAAGATAGCGAAAAAGAAATTTATTTTAAATCAGGCCAAAGGTCAGTCGTAAATCATTTAATCAATCAATTTAACATACAACAGGAAAATTAATATGTGTCCAAGTCCGAAAGCACCTAGTCCACCACCAGCACCAGAACCTTTACCGCCAACACCACCAGCAGTTTCTCAAGGTGTAGCAGGTAAAAAACAAATGTCACCTCAAGTAGCTGGAGAAAATTCAGAAGCAGGACAAACTGCATCTAATAAATCTAGAACTAGATTAGGCAGAGGTTCTTTAAGAATACCTCTTACTTCAGATGGTAGTGGCTTAAACTATCCAACTAGCTAGAAAGCTAAACTTTGGAACGATATACGTTATCGGATAAAGTCAATTCAGAAAAATCTAAAATTGAGAGTGAGTTTACAAAGCTAGAAAGTAATAGAGAAGTATTTATAGAAAGAGCAAGAGATAGTGCAGAATTAACTATACCTCATTTATTCCCACCAAAAGGTTCAAACGAAAGTACAAACTTCCCAACACCATACCAATCAGTAGGTTCAAGAGGTGTTATGAACTTATCATCAAAGCTAATGTTAGCTTTATTTCCCCCACAATCACCATTCTTCCGATTAGGAATAGATGATTTAGTTTACAAAAAACTACAACAAGACCCACAACAAAAAGAAACTATAGAGCAAGGTTTAGCTCAAATTGAAAAAGCTATAATGGATAACATTGAAGCTACTTCAGATAGAGTTAATGTTTATGAAGCTCTTAAACAATTAATTGTCGGTGGTAATTGCTTATTACGTCTAACTGATAAAGGATTAAGAGTTTATCGTTTAGAAAATTATGTAGTTAAAAGAAACCCTCAAGGTGAAGTTTTAAAAATTATTATTAAAGAAAGTATTAGCCCAAGTTCTCTCCCACCTGAACTTGCAAAATTAGTTACAAAGAAGTTAGATGATGAACAAAAAAATCTTAATCTATATACTTACATTTATAGAGAACCAAATAAGTATTGTTTAATTCAAGAAGTAGGTAAGAAACAAATTTTAAAAAAAGAATATAAAGTAGATGAACTACCTTTTCTTGCTTTACGTTTTAATAGAGTTGATGGTCAAGATTATGGTAGAGGATTAGTAGAAGCATATCTTGGAGATTTAAAATCATTAGAAGGTTTAACAAGAGCTATTTTAGAAGGTTCTACAGCTTCAGCTAAGTGTTTATTTATGGTTGCTCCAAATGGTTCAACTAGAGTTTCTTCTGTTGCTAAAGCTAATAATGGTGCAATCATTGAAGGTAATTCCGCAGATGTAACAGTTTTACAAATGGGAAAATTTGCAGATTTTAGAGTTGCACTAGATACAATAAATAAAATTGAAACAAGATTACAATACGCATTTCTTTTAAATTCTTCAGTACAAAGACAAGCTGAAAGAGTTACTGCTACAGAAATATCTTTAATAGCAAATGAATTACAAGATGCTCTAGGCGGTGTTTATGGATTACTTACAGCAGAGTTTCAACTTCCATATTTAAAAGCAAAAATATCAATGCTTAAGGAAGCAAATTTATTACCAGAATTACCTAAAGATATAGTGAAGCCAAAAATTATAGTTGGATTGGAAGCACTAGGAAGAAGTTCAGATAGAGTAAGATTACTTCAATTTATGTCTGACCTTGCTTCAACTTTAGGAGCAAATGTTCTATCTCAATATATTAATCTTGAAGATGCTATCAAGAAGTTTGCAGTAGCAAATGGTGTTGATACCGCAGGATTAATTAAATCGACAGAACAAATCCAACAAGAAACACAGCAACAACAAATGCAACAATTTGCACAACAATCACTTGCAGACCCTCGAGTAGCCATTGAGCTTGGTAAAGCTAATGCCGAAAATCCGCAAGGTATGATTGATGC